CTGCTGACCCTTCCACGAAACTTGTTATTTGGCTTGCTCCTAAGAACACTAAGGCTTTGTTACAAATGCTTATATCTGTGTCACCAATAGCCATTCTTTTCTCCTAGAAGTAAGGGGGCGTTGCCGCCCCCAAAGTATTAGTCTGAGTCAGTTACGACAGCGATTACTGTACCGTCTGACATATCAACAACGCCAGAAGCGTTACTGACCACAACGTGCATAGTAATTGTTCGTGTACCACCCGTAGAGCCATGAACGATAATCATATCGCCAACGGCCAGAGTGTCTGACAAGTCGTTGAAATAGCCAGAGCCATCCACGACTGTATGTGCGTCCGTAGTGGTGTAGCAGTAGAGTGCGGGAACCGTACCCTTCATGCTTTGACCACCTAATGAGGACATACCAGTTGCTGCAAATGCCATGATTATCTCTCCTTATTCTTCACAAACAACATCAACGAGGCCGTCAACATCTATAACGCCACTGCCCATTGAGAGCATCGCAGTTACTAGAAAAGACGTTTTCTCAGGGATGTAGTTGATTTCTGTTTTTGGAGCGATACCAACACCAACACCGATTGCTGAACGATGGAAAGCAAAACAAGTTCTATCAGCAGTAGCCAATGGTAGACCACCTTCATCTCGGTCACCTACAATGTGGAACTGAAAGCCTAGCATTGAGTTCACGCTTCCGCTTACTAATGCTTGTACAGTCTGAAAATCACTCGAAATCGCACGTTCATCACCGAGCAAACCAGCTAGGTTATTAGCATGGATTACAAAGTGACGGTCAGTTGGAGGCACGTTTTTCGCATCCAAAGCTTTTTTCGCAGCTAATATTTTACCAACATTAAGGTTTGATGCTGTAGCTGAACCAGAGGTAACAACAGTCTTAGCAACTGAAGAACCCGCCGAAGCGGCATTAAGTGCATCAATAATGATTTGGTCTTCACGGCGTCCGATAGCATTACCCACGACTTGCGCTAGTTCTTGACGCTCATCGAAGTTAACTTTTTGCTGATTAAATATATCAGAATATTCAGCAGCAACAAAGTCTTGCATACTTATTGAAACCTGTGAAAAAGCTGCATTGATTGGAGTTACGTCAGTTTGTGGAACGCGAACCGACGCAGTACCTTTACCAACTTTCGGGAATTTTACGGTGTCTCCCGTCACACCATTTCGGGTCCGTGCAGCACCACGAAGAACAGCAGCACCTTGATAGGCTTGATGTACTTCCGCTTCAAATAGCTGGACGAACGCCGGACTAAGGTTCGTAGACATAATTTATAGCTCCTATTATTGAACCAGTTAAATTTGTCGCCGTTATAGGTTGTCGGGAGTTCCGGCCTTTGGCTTCGTGGATACGTCCACGCCCGGTGTATTTCTACACGCCAAACAGGCCCAGAGGGTTATCTGTTGAAAAAAAAGATATACTACAAGCTGTAGCTTGTAAATACTTTATACCCTACATTTAGAGTTTGTACAAAAAAAGCCCCCGTAAAAAGGACAAAACGGGGGCAGTTAGGCGAAGTATAACGCCACAGGCATTATCCGTATCTTTGCTCAAATTCCCTTTCTACTCCGCGAGTATATGCCATATCATTACCGTAGCGTGGGTCTGCCATTTTGCTCTGCATAGAACGTTTAAAATCATCTTCACTTGTTCCAGCTTCCGCTACATCCGCTATTGGAATTTTCGACATATCACCTGTCATTGACCGCACCTTTTGCATAAGACGCTGACCAATAGCAGAGCCGCCCCAAATGTTTAACTCAGCACGTTCTTCCTCAGAAATAACACCTTTACGCTGTAAGGAATCAGCCCAGTTAATATTTGATTTCAATATTTCATCAGCATTAGGACCAAGAGCCTCACGTTCTCTTTGTAGGTCTAACTCTACAGCCGCCATGTCTTCACCCGCCATGCTTGTAATAGAGCCAGCTAGTTCATCAAATGCTGCTTGATTGACGCCATATTTTTGCGCCCAATCTAAATAAGTAGACACAAGCGGGTCATCAGCTTCATATCCAGCCTCTGTTAAAACTTCGGTGTTATATTCTTTTGGTGCTTTGTGCTGACCTTGTGAAAACTTTTTTTCTAACTCGTCATAAGACTTCATCATCTTTTCTAGGTCTGGCCCTTCTTTTTCATCCCAAAACTTTTCTGGTATGAACTCAGGACGCTCAAAAATTTCTTCTTCTGTGGGCTGGTCCTCTACTTCGGCATCTGCACGATGCTCAATAGTTTCACCTTCTTCTACGGCCTTGTCTTCTTCTAAAGCTGTAGCGGCCATCAAGCCATCAGGAGCCGCAACTTCTTCGGTTGTTCCCTGGGCTTCTTGGTTGTCACTCTCGCTCATTTGCTCGTTTTATCCTCTGTTCAATTTCACGCACTAAACTATTCTGCCCTTCCCGTGCGTATCCAAAAGAAGGGTCTGCGCCGGGTATCCATGCGGGTTGTTCAATAGTTATTGCCCGTAAGTTTTCTAATACCTTTTGCCCGGCTTCAGTATCAAAACATCGCTTGAACTGAATATCTAAATCTCTTTGTGTCGATGTGTTGGGCAGTTCTAAGTGTGTAACACTTGAGTCTACACCATCCCAACCCGGTGAGTTTATGCTACGAATACGCTCTGCTTGGCTCATATTCTATCCATATCGTTAACACTTTCTGTTTGCATTTGCCCACCACCTTCAGGCGGTAACACGCCTTGTTGCTGTGCCGCCATCTGTGCCATCTGCATCATTTGTTCTTGCATCTGTTGTCGTTCTTGCGGCGTCGTTCTAAGTTTTGCCGGAATACCTAGCTGGTCAGCTATGTAATCACCCACGGCATCCATTCTAATTAAGGTCTGACCTTGTGGCCCCATCATCTGAGATATCTGCATAAACTGCATAACCTCGTTTAGTTTCTCGGCATTGTTAGCCATAGCCAAAGGTGATACTGGCACGACCTTGACCTGAAGTCCGTTGACTTTTAACGGAAGCTCTATCTCACCCATTTCATCCATAAGCTCAAGGGTACGTCTAACGATTGGAAACATTGTCTCGCTGATGAGCCGCCCGAACGCTGACCCCAAATTCTGCGATAGTTCTTTCATACGTTCAACAATCTCAGTCGCACTTCTGGCGCTCATATTGTCGGGCGGCAAGCTTTCGTCTAGCAATGTTTTCTTAATGTTTATACGCAAGTCATTGCTGACGATTTGTGTTAGGTTGGCGTCGCCCGACCGGGGTAAAGGTTGCAGAGATGGACCGCGAGGACCCCCGTTCGAGCTAACGCCTATTACTGCGCCAGGAACAATGCTGATAGTTTGTGGATTTAATACGCCATCGTCAACCGCAGTAAACACGCCACCAATACTTATGCTGGCGTTTTTTAAAGTTAATTCAACAACTTTATTGAGTGTCTTAATGTCAGGTAGGGCGTATAGCACGGGGCCACGACCATACCTCTCGTTACTAGCTTTCATGTACCTGGAGATAACCCAAGGGAAAGACTTTAGCTTTCTATGTAAAAGTTTAAAATCTTCCTCTGCTGTAATAATACAATAATGAATTTGATTATCTATTGTGTAGGTTGCCTCAATCATTTCAAGAGGTTCTGTTACATCGTCTTCATATTTTTTTATGATATGGTCAGGAATTTCTGCGTCAGGAAATTCTCTCTGAATAACATTGAAGGGTCGTTTAAACTTTCTATATACCGTATCAACTTGACCGTTTGGCCCTTCCTCAAAAGATATATGATAACTAGGAACAGCCGTATAACGTATGGGAGTTAACTCATCACCAGGCTGAATAAGCATGACCGCTGTGCCAATAGCTAGGTCTAGCAAAAACTCCCCCATAGCCAGGTCAAAACCAGACTGAGCCATAATCCCAAACATTTTTTCCGCATAAAAATCTAACGCTTGTTGGGCTTCTATTTTTTGCTCTTCAGGTATTTCTAGGCCCGGCTCTAATCTACACCACGGTCTCTGTGGGGGGAACAGGGAGGATTGTATCCGATTAGCAAACCGGGCCGTTGAGTGTTGCGCTGTACTGTCAAACACTCGTTTCATTTTATTTTGACCGGGAACATTACCCTCATAGTAACCGTCGTAAAGATTACGCATAGGAAGCGCATACTCGTAGGCTTCCTCATAGATAGACCGCCATTGCTCCTTGTGAGTTGCGGCTTTCTTGTAGCGTTTCTTTATTTCTTTAACGTCTAACATTTTATGATTTTTTTCCAAGCGTCGCGTAAGCTATGGCAAAAGCCTGTTTTTTATTTTTGGCTTTACCTTCTTTCATAATCTTATCAGCTTTCTTGCCAACCATTTTATTCATGGCTTTTTTATCAAATGGATTTTTCATTTCCCCACCTCTTTTTGTGCCACTTTATGAGCCTGAGTAAAAGTTTTGCCATCTCTCATAAGCTTTCGCATCATTCGCATATGACGCTCGCTGTGATGCTTTTTATGTTTTTTTAAGGTTTCTTTTTGTCTGTCGGTCAAGCTGCTCATGCCTGTTTATTCCTTCTCGCAAAATTTCTAGCAGCTTCTACACTGCCAAAGCCCCAACGTTTCAATGCTAAAGCTTTTCTTGTTGGCCTACCTTGTTCATCTTTCATTGGCCCCTTCATGCCAGCAAACCTTGCCGCGAATGAAACCCGCCTTGGACTCGTGCCTGTTCGTAGAGGCCGCTTGAGATTAGCACCTTCAGTTCTTTTAAAGTGCCTACGACCCTCTTCATTCAGACCACCTTCAGGATTTTGATGCGCCTTTTTTACCATACTTAGTCGCCATCTTTTTCCGTAGATTCGTCATCTTGCTGTTCATTTTCTTGCTTAATGGCTTCTTGCCTTTTTTTGCCCCGTACATCATGGACCTCCGTGTGTCTTGGGTTGCGAATGTATTTCTTCATTAGCCAGCCCTTGGGTTACGTCCTAACGTCGTTTGTAATGGCGTACCCGTTGCCGACCCGGTTTCTCTACCCAGCGTACCCGCTGTTACACCTTCAGCCATCAAACCCTTTTGCCCACCTCGAACTCTAGACCTGGCTTGTGCGGCGAGTTTTTTGCCAGCAGCAATACGCTCTTGCTCGGCTGCTAGTTCCTGTTCCCGGAGATTTTCTTCAACCCTTGGGTCAGGTGGTGGAGCTTTAGGTTTTTTGAATAGACCGCCCATTTAGAATAACCTCGAATAAATTTTATAGTCATTGCCATCAGGACCATACCGACGCATAGTTCCTTCGTACTCAAAGTAACACCTTTCAGCCCATTTGAGAGCCTGAACGTTGTGTGAATGAATGGTAAACTGTAGACGTTTTATATACATTTTCTTGGCAGCAAGCTCAAAAAACTGCAAAGCGGTACGGTGAAACGACAACGTCTTTCGGCCTATGTGTTTGCTGGGAATAAGCCACGCTTCTGCGCTGCCTTTCCAATACTCGTAAACACCAAACATAGCATAGACCACGCCCTCACCAATCCCGGTGTAGGCAACCCCAGAGTTCGCATAGTGCGTAAGAACAGATAGGTAATCGTCGTGATACCTAGCCAAGTCTTCATCAAAATCGTTGAGGTCGCACATCAGATAGTGAGCGGGTGACCAATCAACCAGTTTGTGCCGGGGGTAGTCCAACGGCATCATCTGGTTGAGTTCAGTTAGCGAATACATCAAAGCTTAATACTTTAGCTTGTGTCGTCGCTACACGACCACGGGTAGGGGCCTTGGTCATAATCCTATGCTCAGAGCCAAGCAAACAATACCCCGCCGCATCGCCAACGTGTGAATGTTCGTTCTTGTTAGGCGTATCTCTAAACCGTTCTTGCCCGGCTCCAATCGCTACACGCTTGAAATGATACCCACCCGCCAGAGATTTTCGTAAACGATTGCACTTACGACTAATCAGAAAACCGGGTTTGCTATCTATGAGCCTACCCATAGGTATCGCCAAGGCTTCACGCCGGGTTCTAAACTCGTTCGTAGCCGTAGGTTTTGCCAACAACCCCAGAGTTTTTAGATGGTCAAACGCCGTAGTCTCGAATATCTGGTCGCGTTGCATACCCGCCGGGTCACCCCATATCAGAGTTTCGTATCTAGGAAACCTAGACTCCAACTCGCTCTTGAGCATCTCGGCAAACCTGTTTAGCCCCATGTCAAACGTAACAAGCTCATGCAAAACGTGCCAACGACCATTACGCATTTTCTGGGCAAAGATAGCCGCCGGGGTTAAACCAAAGTCCAAGCCTACATGAACAGGCAACTCCGGGTCAGGCTCCAGGTCAGCCGCCATCAAACTATCGTTGTACTCAGGCCAGACGGGTCTACCTTCCTGAACAAACGTGTATTTGCCTTGAGCATAGCACTGTATCCAATCTAGGTTTTTACCGCCTAGAAGCTGCTCGTAGTATCCCGTAGGTAGGTTCTTGACATTCTCAGCCTTGGGGTTCGTCTTCCACCAGCGACCCGCCTGATGAATAAACCCTTGAGCTTCCGGCATTTGGTCAGGCAATTCATCAATGCTAACCTCTAACACACCACCGGGCTGCTTAAAAAAATCCCACGCATACCGACCACGGGGCTTTTCTTTCTCAGCCAAACGATACCAGTAATGGTCATCGTCCATAGGGTTAGAGTCCATTATAACTCCGTGCCAGGAAGGACCACCGTCAGCCTTGGTCGGGAAACGTCCAACCCTATGCGTCAAGCCATCAATAACCGCTTTAGGCAACTCCCTAGCCTCATTCACCCACGCTCCCGTCAACTCCAAAGACAACAGCTTCCTAACATCCTTCGGGTCATCCAAAGCTAAGAATATAACCTCGCAATCAATGCCAGCCGCACCATCTCTAGGCGGTAACTTGATATGATGAACAATAGGCGGTGAATACTTCACCGGACCCCAAACGTGTTCAGGCATCAACTCCAACCAAGTCTTTAACGTCGTCGTCCTCAACATAGGGTTGGTATTACGAACAATCGCAAACCTCGTGTACTTAATGCCATCTCTAGGACTAGGCTTCTGCTCAATAGCTCGGCGCCATATCTCCGCACAGCAAGCGTAAGACTTACCACTACCCACAGGCCCCATAATCCCACGAACAAAACCCTTGCTCTTAAAAAACTTCGCTATCGTAGGCGACGAAGAAAAGTCGAGCTTCATATTACTTAATTGTTCACTTGCCACGTCTTTTCCTTTTCGGTCTGGTTTTTTCATGAAAAGCCGCCCTACAAGCATCACAGCAAAATAATTGGTCTTTGCGTCTAGGAAGAAATCCAATCTCACAACCTGGGCCATTATAGCCGTACTCCTCGTAACGACGACATTCCCTAATATTAGCGTGTCGCCAATGTATCGCTTCTTTGGCCTTTGCCCGTAACACCCTACATTCGTTACCTAAATACCTTAACTCCCTTATTTCAGATACCCGATTTAAAACCCTTAATAACAAACGGACATCGTCTTCTGTCATTTTAACAACTAATTGCTCACTCATCACCATCATCCTTCGGCATCACCATCTCAATGCTCACCACACCAGGCTTATCAATCTCCTTCTCGTTATCCAGTAACCCAGCCGACTTCGCCAGCATCTGACCTATCCTCACCTTGTCTATCATCTCAACCTCAACCTGTTCCCCGTGCCGGGTAGGAGTAACCTTAATCTTACGAATAGCCCTCAACGCATTCTCAGGAATATCCCCCACATCCTTCAAGTCCACACTCGTAGAACCATCCTCACGATGAACAATGTCCACCACATCCGTAACCTTCGCAGAATATAAACCCAGCAAATCCAACGCTAACTCATCACGCTGCTCATAAATAATCTTAGAACCACGCAGCCGCTTCGTTATCCCCCGTGTGGCAAACGGCGTGACACGAGGAACCTTCGGCTTACTAGAAGGGGATTTCATCTTCTTTTTCCTCAGAGTTCGTATCGTTAGCCGTGTCTTCAGGCTTATCCCAAGTACCCGTTGCTCCTTCCTCTTTAGGCTCTGTCTCAAACAAGTTCATCCAAACCTCGCCCTTCTCATTCGGTAAAGGCAAAGAATCTAACTTGATACTTTCCCTACCATCATCCCAAACAAACTTAACACCAACCTTATGCCAGTACGTCTTACCTTCCTTGCCCTCACGAGGCTGCTTGATTTCCATTCTCTTAACCATTTACTTCTCCACGTTTTTGTCCAAAATATTTTTGAGTTGCCCCTATACTACGCGACAGGGGGTGGGGGGGCATAACGTGCCTTTTTTTATAACGCATACCCCCCTCCGCTTGTAGGTTGTACAAACTGTATCCGAACCTTTTACGTTTGTACATTTATCTAATTCGCATCTTGTTTGTCAGATGTTTTATATGGTCCTCCGCTGTCTTGTTCTTCTTGTTGTTCTGCTTCCTGGCTATGAAGTATTGCAAGGATACCGGGTGTTGCTTGTTATTCTTTACCAGCCAGTCTAGTACATACCCAGCTTCCTTACCAAAGCTATCGACGGTGTAGCCAAGACTGTACAGTTCCCTTGCCAACTCCATCTGTCTCATATCGTATACCCAACCCTTCCCATATCTTTTCATTATCTCCGCGCTGAATTGCTCGCATAATCTTTTGCAATCTACATCCTTTATCTCTTTATCTATAGTTCTATGTAAGTCTTTATGAACAAGCTGGGGATTGTGGGTTCGCACAAGCTGGGGCTTGTACTTGTCGTTATCATCTACAAGCTGGGGCTTGTTTTTATTTGTACGTTTCTTTTGACCTTTTGGTCCTGTTGTCGCGAGTTCCATAGTCTTCTTGGCCTCTTCTGCTTGTTGCTCTGGTGTAGCTGCGTCTGACGGTATTGTGGCTAGTGCTTCGTCTAGTGATACTCTTGGGTCGTAGATAACTCTCCAGGCGGCTCCTTTGCGTCCGTAGGCTCTGATGGGAGCTTCTTTGCGTATCTTTTCTATGTAGCCCCACTGAACGAGCTTACGCATATGCTGAGAGATAGCTTGCTGTGTACAATTCATGCGACGGGCGAGGGTGCTTTGGTTTACCCAGAATATGGCTGTATGGTAGTTAACGTGACCACAGCAATGAGCGAGTACGACCATTGTCATGGGATACTGATAGAAGCGTTCATCTACGATAGCTCTGCCCGGTAGTGCGGAGTATGCGCCGGGGCTTTGGTTTTCGCCGTGACCTTCTGGTGCGTCGCGTACTGGGTCGGGTGTGAGTTCTGACTTTAGCACTTGTCTTTATTCTCTAGGAT